ATGGCGGTCGAGGACGATCTGCTGGCGCGGCTGCGCAAGATCGAGGCGCTGATGGCCGGCGCGGGCACTGCGGGCGAGCGTGAGGCGGCGGGTGCCGCGCTGGAGCGGGTCAAGGCGCGGTTGGTGGAGCAGGCGCGTCGGGACCCACCGGTCGAGTTGCAGTTCTCCATGCCCGATGCCTGGTCGCGCCAGCTCTTCGTGGCGCTGTGCCGGCGCTACGGCCTCAAGCCCTACCGCTACCCGCGCCAGAAGCGCACGACGGTGATGCTGCGGGTGCCGCGCGGGTTCAACGACACGGTGCTCTGGCCGGAGTTCGTGGAACTGGACCGCGCGCTCGTCGCCCACCTGCAGGAGGTGACGACGCGGATCATCCGTGGCGCAGTGCACGCCGACACGAGCGAGGCCGAGGAGATGCCGGCGGCGCTGCCGGGGCGGTAGCCCTACGCCGCGGCTGCGGTGCCGGTCTGGCGCCAGGTCCAGGGCAGCAAGGTGGCGAGCTGCGTCGAACGGACCTCACCGCGGACCATCCGCTCCAGCACGTCGCTCAGCCAGGCCTGCGGGTTGACGCCGTTGATGATGGCGGTGCGGATCAGGGTCGTGGCGATGGCCCAGCTCTCGCCGCCGCCCTCGCTGCCGGCGAACAGCGCGGCCTTGCGCGTGACGACGACGGGCCGGATCTGCCGCTCCACGCTGTTGGTGTCGAGCTCGAGCATGCCGTCATCCAGGAACCGGCAGAGGCCCTCCCAGTGGCGCAGGCCGTAGCGGATCGCCTCGGCCAGCGCTGAGCCCTGGCTGACGCGGCTGAGCTGGGCGTCGAGCCAGGTGCTGAGATCATGCACGAGCGGCGCGCTGTGCTCCTGCCGGACGGCCTGGCGTTCCTCGGCGGGCCGGCCGCGGATCCCACGCTCGATGGCGTAGAGCGCGCCGATGCGCAGCAATGCCTCGGCGGCGATCGGCGAGGCGGTGTGCGCATGGATCTTGTGGAAGCGCCGGCGCAGATGCGCCCAGCAGAAGGCGAGCGCGACCGCGCCGTCGTTGCGCCGATCCGCCAGCGCGCGGAAGCCGCCATAGCCGTCAACCTGCAGCGTGCCGCGGAAGGCCGCGAGATGCCGGGCGGGCCGGATGCCCTTGCGATCCGCAGCGTAGACATAGGCGACCGCTGGCGGCCCGGTGCCGCCGCAGGGCCGATCATCGGCGGCATAGGCCCAGATCCGCCCGTCGCGCGTCCGGCCGCGGCCCGGCGCGAGGGTGGGCAGCGGCGTGTCGTCGGCGAACACCCGCGCATGGCCGACGACGTGGGCGAGGACCAGATCGTGCAGCGGCCGTAGCCACCAGCAGGCCTGGCGTACCCAGTCGCAGAGCGTCGCGCGGTCGAGGTGGATGCCGCCGCGGGCGAGGATCTGGCACTGGCGATACAGCGGCAGGCCGTCGCCGTATTTTGAGACCAGGACATGGGCGAGCAGCGCCTCGGTCGGCAGGCCGCCGGCGACGATCCGCGCTGGTGCGGGCGCTTGATGCACGCCGACTTCCTCGCAGCGGCGGCAGGCATAGCGGGGCCGGATGGTCACGCGGACCCGCAGCTGGGCGGGCACGACATCGAGCCGCTCGGCCCGGTCCTCGCCGATTTTGTGCATCTCGCGCTGGCAGCAGGGGCAGGCGCGGTCGGCGATGTCGATCACCTGCTCGATGCGCTCCAGATGCGCCGGCAGCGCGCCGCGATTGCGGCGGCGTTCGGAGGTCGGCTTGCGCTCCGGCACTGGCGCATTGTTGCCACTCACTGGCGGATGCGGTGGCGCCGCGCCGAGGGCCAGCGCAAGCTGGCCCGGATCGACGCGCTCGATGCTCTGGCCGAAGCGCGCCCGCCGCAGGTCGTGGATGATCTGCTCGAGTTGCGCGATGCGGGCCTCGGCCGCGACGAGGGCGGTGCGCAGTTCCACCAGGTCGGGAGAGGCAGCATCGGGCACGCTGGAATCGTCGCCGATGCCCTCGCGTCGCGCCAAGCGGAAAAGCGATGCCGAGCGCGATCACACCGCCGTCGGCCGCCAGGCCGGCTGTACCCGCCGCCATTCGAGACCCTCGAGCAGCAGCGACATCTGCGCCGGCGACAGCACCACCTTGCCGGTCGGCGTCGCGGGCCACGGAAATGCACCCTGCTCGATGCGCTTGGTCAGCAGGCACAGGCCGACGCCGTCGTGCCAGAGGCACTTCACCAGCCGCCCCTTGCGGCCGCGGAAGGCGTAGAGCGAGCCGTCGAACGGATCAGCGCCGAGCGACTGCTGGACCAGCGCAGCCAGGCTGTCCATGCCACGGCGCATGTCGGTGACGCCGCAGGCGAGCAACACCCGGGCACCCGGTGGCGGCCCGATCATCGGCCGCGCAGCACCGCCAGGACCCGGCGCAGCGCATCGGCGCCGACATCCTCGTCGAGCCGCAGCACCGTCCCGCAGGTCAGCACCACCTCCATGCGCGCGGGCGCCTGTACCGGGATGTCCGGGGCAGACGCCGGCGGCGTCGGCGCATCCTGCGCCACGGCGACCTGCGCGAAGGCGGGCATCGGCATCGGCACGGCGCCAAGCTCGCCTGTCAGCATCTGTCGGCGCCAGTCGTAGAACAGCCCCGAGCTGATGCCCCAACGACGGATCACCTCAGCAGCCTTGGCACCAGGCTGCATCGCCTCGACGACGATCATGCGTTTCTGCTCGGCCGACCAGCTGCGCCGCCGCTCGCCGCGCGTGACCACCTCGACCAGATCGCCACGGGTGCCCTTACGAGACCCCGTATGCCTACCCGTATCCGCCACCTCGCCGTCCAACCCAGCCTCCACCGTCAACAACAGCCAGACACGGCATCAACAGCGAGGCATCTCGCAAGGTGGGGTCCGGACGACGGATACGGCTGCCCTGGTCGGTGTTAATTATCTCCGGCTTGCCGTGGTGCGCCAACGCCTCCTGCACCGCCTCGATGCAGAATTCGACCTCCAACGTGATCGACAGCCGCCATGCCCGGACCCGCCGGCCGAATCAATCCTCCACCGCCGCCAGATAGACGAAGCCGCGCGCCATCGGAATGTAGGTGATGTCCATCGCCCAGACCTGGTTCGGCCGATCCACCACCAAGCCCCGCAGCAGATACGGGTGGCTCTTGTGTCCAGGCGCGAGTTTTGACGTGCTCGCCCGGCGATACCGCGCCTCGATTAGAGTATGAAGATCTCTGGCTAGGCACGGCTGGGAGGATGGCAGCACTTCTCAATTCTTGGCGTCATGAGAACTGCGATCTTCGCGCCCCGCGCCAAAACTAACCCAATGCTGCTCGCCCCACTCTATCGGGAGCAAGTCTATCAACTTTGGTAGTCTGAGCTCCGGCGGCTGCCTTCCGTCCAGAATGTCCTCGACGAGGTCCCGTGCCAGCAGGGTGAGGGTCAGCAGACGTCCGAGGTAGCCCCGATCAATGTTTTCCGCGGCCGCCATCTCGGTCATCGAGGCATACTGCCCGGCATCGAGCAGCCGCTGATACCGAAGCGCTCGTGCCAGCGCTTTCACCAGAGCTGGGTCTACGCGCGTCGGGATGGCAGCGTGATTGCCCTCCACGACTGGCATCACGACCGTCTTCCGACCAGGCCTGCGGCGAATCGCCAGCGGCACCCGGACGGTTATGCTGGTCGCCGTCGTCACGCCGCGGCCCTCAAAGCCGCGGTCGGGACCGCCGTCAGATCGCGCACCAGTCCGGCCAGCCCCTCCAGGCGCAGGCGGATGTCGGCGCCCTCCGGGCCGACCACCACCCGCTCCACCAGCGCCCGCACGATTCGCGCCTGCTCCGCAGGGAACAACTCGCCCCACAGTGGGTCGAGCCGGTGCAGCGCGTCGCGCGTTTCCCCCTCGGACAGGTCCGGCGCGTCGCCCCGCGCGGCGAGCCATGTGCCGACTACGATCTCCGGCTGCCGCAGCAGCGCCCGGACCTGATCCACCACAGCCGCCTCGATCTCCGCAGCCGACACCCGACGCAGGATGGTGGCGTCGCCGGCCGCATCACCCTTCAGGACCCGCTGCGCCACGTAGTAGCGGTAGAGCCGGCCGTTCTTCCGGGCGTGCGTCGGCGACAGCGCCCGGCCATCCACCCCGAAAATCAACCCTTTCAGCAGCGCCGGCGTCTGCGCCCGGTTCTGGTTGGCGCGCACACGCGGGCTGATCTGCAGCACAGCGTGTGCCCGGTCCCATAGCTCCCGCGGCACGATCACCTGGTGCTCGCCAGGATAGACCTGCCCCTTGTGCGCGGCCTCGCCGACATAGGTCCGGTTGTTCAGCAGCTTGTAGACATCGCCCTTGTCCAGCGGCCGGCCCGCCTTGCTGGTGGCGCCCTCCGCCCGGAGGCGGGCCACCGTCTCGATGCCGGACCCGGTCTCGGCGAAGATCTCGAAGACGCGGCGTACCCACGGGGCTTCGTCTTCGTTCACCACCAGCTTCCTGGCCACGACGTCGTAGCCGAGCGGCACCTTGCCCCCCATCCACATGCCGCGGGCCCGGGAGGCTGCGAATTTGTCGCGGATCCGCTCGCCAATGACCTCACGTTCGAACTGCGCAAAGCTGAGCAGGATGTTCAGCGTCAGCCGACCCATGCTGGTGGTGGTGTTGAAGCTCTGCGTCACGGACACGAACGTCACGCCGTGCGCATCCATCACCTCCACTAGCTTGGCGAAATCCATCAGCGAGCGGCTGCCCGTTCTGCCCGCGGGCCTCGTTGGCCAGGCGCGGTCGATCTTCCAGGAGCTCGAGATCGCGCGGTGTGCACTGGACGACGCGGCGCGCCAGATCGCTGCGCTGTATCCCGAGATCCTCCGCCTTGAGCGTGCTGCCGAGGCTGCGATCACGGCGCAGGAGGCTCGCGACGCATGACGGCGCCGCGCTTCATGGCGGAGCTCGGCGCGCGACTGGTCGACAATGGCTACCCCGTGATCCCAATCATGCCGGGCAGCAAGATCCCGGGCGCCTGGCGCGGGGGGGCTTGGCGTCCCTATGCCGGGTGGAGCCGGCATGGCGAGCGCGCGACCACGGCCGCCGAGATCGAGATCTGGTCGCGCTGGCCCGAGTGCGGGATCGGCATCGCCACGGGCGCTGCTGTCGGCATCGACATCGATGTGGCGGATCCGGCGCTGGCTCTTGCGATCCAGGATCGTGCTGCGTCCATGCTCGATGCCACCCCGTGCATCCGTTTCGGCAGGCCGCCCAAGCGCCTGCTCGTCTATCGCGCCGAAAGCCCTTTCGCTGGCCGCAAGCGCCATCCGCTGGAACTCCTGGCGCTCGGCCAGCAGTTTGTCGCCTACGCGATCCACCCCGGTACCGGCCAGCCCTATGCCTGGCCCGAGGAAGGCATCGCCGATGTGCCGCTGTCCGACCTGCCGGTAGTGACGGAAGCCAGCTGCACTGCCCTTCTTGATGCCGCTTGGGCGTTGCTGCCCGATGACCTGCGGTCGCCGAGTTTGCGCACGCATCCTGAAGACCGCCAGCCATCCACCGGACCGAGCAATCCCGAGGGGACGCGTGAAGCGATCGAGGCAGCGCTGGCCTGGATCCCGAACCAGGACCTTCCCGGCGACGAATGGATCACCATCGGCGCCGCCATCAAGAGCGCGCTGGGCGAAGCGGGCCGCGATCTATGGCTCGCCTGGTCGCGTCAGGCCGGCAAGTCGGGGCAATCCGGCCGATCTGACACGCCGGAGCGACGCTGGGCCGCGCTGCAGCCGCGCTCCATCGGTGCCGCCTCGCTCTACCGGCTCGCGCTCGACCGCGGCTGGAAGCCGCCCGCCTATCTGATCCTCAACGGCCGCACGGCAGCGCAGGCGAAGCAGCCGCATCCCGCCGCCGCCCTGATCGCACGCCTTTCGGCACGGTCCGTGGCCAGCCAGAGGCGCCATACCGCGTCCCCAGCACCCTGCTCGAGGTCGATGGCGCGCTGCGCATGTTCGTCGAGTACGCAACCGCCACCGCGGTCAGTCCGCAGCCCTTCCTTGCACTGGGCGCCGGCCTCTGCCTGGTCGGTGCCATCGCCGGCCGCCGGTATCGGACACCCACCGACCTCTACAGCAACATCTACGCCATCGGGATCGCCGACAGTGGGGGTGGCAAGGACCATGCCCGCCGCTGCGTGAAGCGGGCACTCTATGCCGCTGGCCTCGAGCGTTACCTTGGCGGCGAGGACTTGGCATCGTCCGCCGGCCTTCTGTCCTCACTGCAGGTGCATCCTGCGCGGCTGTTCCAGCTGGACGAGTTCGGCCAGTTCCTGCGCCTGGTGCGGAACCCCCGCGCGCCGTCGCACAAGGCGGCGATCTGGACGGAACTGACCAAGCTCTACACCTCGGCCGCCGAGCCCTACATCGGCGCCGAATACGCCGACCAGAAGGAGCGGCCGCGCAAGACCATCCAGCAGCCTTGTGCGTGTGTCTGGGGCGTCACCGTCCCAGGTCCGTTCTGGCAGGCGCTAGAAGCCGGCGCGCTGGCCGACGGATCGATCGCGCGATTCCTGATCTTCCTGACCGACGACGACTATCCGCAGACGCAGGACGCGCCGGCATCCATGCAACCTCCAGCAGACCTGGTCGCCGCGCTGCAGGCAATCGCCCGCGGTGTCCCAGGCCACGACTATGGGGGCAACCTGGCGGAGGCCATGGAGGCGACCGCGCCGATCAATGCCTACGTCGTCCCGGTTGCCCCTGACGCGCAGGAAGCGATGGCCAGGGTCCGGAATGCCGCCACCAGCCATTTGCGCGCGCACCGCGGCACCTTCGCCACCGTCTTGTTCGGCAGGCAGGCGGAGAACACCGCGAAGCTCGCGATGCTGGCCTCGATCAGCCGTGAACCGGCCAGGCCCGTCACCAAGCTCCGCGATGTCACCTGGGCGGCCGCCCTGGTCGAGCACTGCATCGCGACCGTGATGCGGGAGGCCGATCGTCGCGTCGCCGACAACGACACCGAGGCCAAGCACAAGCGGGTGCTTGAGATCATCCGCGCCGCCGGCGAGATCAGCCGGAGCGACCTCCTGCGCAAGACGCAGTTCCTGGCGAGGCGCGAGCGCGAGGAGATCCTGGACGCCCTGGTGGAGGGCACGTTGATCACCCGCAACGTCAGCGCCACCGCGACCCGGCCCGCAACCGTGTTCGCGATCGCTCCACGCCAATCCGCAGATGCAGGGGAATACGTCTCCGAATGACTCATTCAATCTTTCAACGCCGCCGATCGCGCCGAACCCCAGGCCAAAGGCCGCCTCCCGCGCGCGTGTACGAATCTTTCAATCTTTCTCGCGCGCACGCGGAGATACACGCGCGCGTCCATGTGTCAGGGGGGTACTAGGTTGAATGATTGAAATATTGAAAGATTATACCTCTCGTATAGAGGGGCGCCCGCCCGCGTGCGCGCGCCAGGATCGCGCGGGCCACGCCCAGCCGATCGGCGGAGGGCCGCGTTCCCCGCGCAGCTCGCTCGATCGCGGCACTCGCAGCCCCGCCACCAGCGCTGAACTCGATGCGCTGCGCGCACGCGCCTGGCACCAGCACGGTGTCGCGGCACTCGCCATTGCCGACATCACCGATGCGTGGCTCCGCCAAGCGCTGATCAACGAGGCCACGCGGCGCTGGGGGGCGCGCAAGGATGGAGATCGCCATGGTTAAGCGCACTCGCCGCAAGGGCACGACCGCACAGCGGGAGAACCTCGGCCAGCCAAGCAAGTGGCGGCTGCAGCATGGCGGCTTCGGCGACGCCGTGCGGGAGGCCGACCCCGAGACCGGCACGCCTGTGCAGCACCGCTATGCCGTCGACACGCTCGGGCTGATGCTCGCCAACGGCACCATCACGCGCGAAATGCATGACGCCGGTGCAATGTTCCGCAAGCAGTTCCGGATGGCAGCGCTCGACGGCCTGCGGGCACTGCCGCTGCTGCGTTTGCCCGGTGCTGGCAGCGGGGATCACGCGACGGAGATGCAGCTCCAGGCACGCACGCGGATCGCCGACGCGATCGCGGCCCTGGGCGGTCCTGGCAGTCCGGCCGGTGCCTGCATGTGGCACGTCGTTGGCCTCGAAGCCTCGATCACCGAATGGGCACGGCGCGAGGGCTGGGGCGGACGGCCGATCGGGGCCAGCCAGGGACAGGGCGTGCTGGTCGGAGCACTCGGTGTGCTGGCTGCGCATTACGGCCTCGCGCGCCGTGCAGCGTGAGGTCCACAGAAGAAAATGCGGGGCGCTACATCCTGGCACTCCCCAGCAAAATTCGCTTCAGGTAGGATTCTGACAGTCCACAGAGATGGGACGGCAGCAGTGACCTTCGGGGCACGCTGCAGCAGAGAGGACACAGTGGCTCGCGAGCCGCAGGGTCCTTCCTGGGCCCGGCTTATGCGGGGGGCCGAAGCGCGCTACCCCGCTAGCGTTAGGCGTGAAACGAGGTTGCCAGGTTGCCAGGTTTCCAACGGCAGCGCTGAAACAGGATCGCACAGATGAGCGCATGATCGTGTCGGAGGTGACCCGCCATGCCTGAGCGCATCGCCTCCGCGCGGGAGGTCGCCCGCCGCCTCGGGCTATCGCACACTGCGATCCAGAAGGCGGAGCAGATCGGGCGTATCTCTCGCGAGCAGGATGCTGCCTGGGACGTGGAGCGCGTGCGGCGTGATCTCACGGCGACGGCGGATCCCTCCCGCTCGCGCCTAGTACAACAGAGCGAGACCTCGCCACTGGCCCGCCTGACCATCGCGCGGCTTGCACTGGGCGTCGAGACACAGCGCCTCGCGCTCGATCAGGCAAAGGGCAAGCTCATCGACATGGCATCCGCCGACGCACGCATCGACGAGCTCGCAGGGGCCATGCGCGATGCGCTGCTCAACTGGCCTGCCCCCGTTTCCGGCCAGATCGCTGCTGAGATCGGACGCGACCCGCATCTGATCCAGACGCTGCTGCAGGAGCAGATCACCGCGCTTCTCGCAGAGATGGCGGACCGGTTCGATCCACCTCGGGGCGAAGATGAGGTAGCGATGCGCCTGCCCGAGCGTGCATAGCCCAGGCCAGGTGATGCCGCCCTATCCAGTGATCATGTAATGATCGACGCGGCGTGAAGAACGCAATCTCCTGATGCCCTGATCTGCTTGGCTCGTCTGCGCCGCAGCGCGAATGGTCCGTCACGCGCAGGACGCACCGCGCATCACCAGACGGAGAGCACGATGACTAACCGCACGATCCTTCCCACCCAGAACACCGAGTGGGGCTTCTGGGGCACGATGCGCGAGCGTGCCGCCGAGGTCTGGCCGGTTGCCTTCGCCTTGATCCACGACGCCACCGCCGCGGATCCCGAGTCAGTCCGCGCCTTCCTCGACAGCCGCCACGGACGCCACTTCGCCGACGAGGTCGCCAACCACCTGCACGCCGGCAAGGGCCTCGCGGACGCGATCGCCGCCGCCACGGAGACCTGGATGGGCTGGCGCATCGGGCGCCGCACCAGCCGCGAAACCGGCATTCCCGCGGGGCTACCCTACCTGACGGGCTTCGTGATCAGCGAGGGCATCGCCGCCGACGCCGCGCGCGACTGACGCGGGCACTTCCCGCACCGCCCCGACCGGTCTCCCCGGCGGGGCTCGGGCTCGTAGGAGCCCGATGGTCGGGCTTCGACGAAGGAGCCACGACGATGAAGCTTTCCGACACCCAGCTTGTGATCCTCTCTGCCGCGGCAAAGCATGAACTGGGGCTGGCCCGCACGCCCAAGGGCCTCCCCGCCGAAGCCCGCAACGCGGTGTTCCGCAGCCTGATCAAGAACAACCTGCTGACCGAGATCAACGCGCAGCCCGACCACGTGGGGCTCGGCTGGCGCCAGGATGCGGACGGGACCTGGATCGTGGCGCGCATCGCCGACGAGGGGCTGCGCGCCATCGGCATCGACCCGAACGCGGGCGACGCGGTGGCAGGCGCGCCTGCTGATCCTGCTCATCCT